ATACCGGCCATACGGCCGCCTGGGCGGATGCCCGATTTGCTATTCGGATGGCGCACCATTGCCTAGTCAAATTCGGCAGCCAGGTATAGGCTACAGAATCTAAAAGCATCGTATTCGGGAATCCGAAAAATTCATTTTTAATAACGCCCACATTAGAAGCATTCACAAGAACACCTGTGGGCGTGGCCCTCAATACCGTGGTATGGGTATTGTCGGTGGAGATCATAAAAATCGCCGTGCTGTTTTGGAAATTATAACTGACCGGCACGAGATGCAAATTGCCGGATGTATCAATAGTTAGTTGCCAGCTTGTGGTATTTAGCAACGAATCATTGAGATATAGAGTACGCACCAAATGCTTGGCAATCTGTGTGGGGATCAGGTTGCCGCTATCGTCCGTGGTAATGGACCAATACTGGCCATTGCTATCCACGAAATAAAGCGCCGGGACGGGAACATCATATTCTGCTTGCCAAAAAATGCCGGTGGGCTTAAACATTTCAATTAGGCTTAGGTCTGCCGCTGATTATCTGGAATGGTACGATATATTCGATAATAGTTAATATACAAAATCTGAATGTTAACTAACTCACCATTGACCATATGAGTACGGGTTCGCTGGGCCAAGGGGAAGGCCATAGGCACCAGCCCCAGTGATCCCCGCTCCGGGGTACATAACCCAGTTATCAAGCTCGCGGTCACTCGCCCTCAGCGCCGTATTCAAGCTCTCCAGCCATTCCTGGAACGAAGCCATATGCTCCCTGATTCCATTCGGCAGATTCCTCTGAAGGCCCCGTATAAAACCGGTGCGGAAAAGATAGGAATATTCGTTGGGAACCGGCGCAATGGTCTGCATAACAGAAGACAGCGCTGGCGGCTTCATCTGATAAACCGCATTCACTTGCCACACAATTCCTGATAATGGAGGCAGGGTTCCAAGCCTGATTCCCACTCCTCGCGGATCGGCCACGGTCCAGGTCACGGTATTGTCTTGTACCGTGCTTCCGGGAGCAGCATTAGGTCCAGCGTTTGGAATGGTTTGGCCGCTTACCCCGAAGCCGGTTACGAATAAATAATTGCCGGAGGGATCCACTATCTGCTGAATCGGGCTGGCCGGTGTCTGAGCGGCACCCAGCCCGGTCGGGTAGGCCGTATTGGACTGCCAGGCTCCGAAAGTGCAAAGAGGAATGGGTAGCCAGCAAGCTCCAAATGGCGTGGTCTGCATGTAAGTCGGGGGAAGATCCCGGTCGGCTTCCATGGGGAACAATGGCTTTGGATATGCGGTGTTGTTGATGTCAATTCTCGTGCAGGCTTCCAGCCATCCCATATCCAAGACACTGACATAGTTTGAACGCAAGGCAGTGACCCCGATATAGTCTTGCTGCAAAGACACCGTAAGGAACGGATTAACGTATTGCCTGTTAAATTTCCAATTGAGCGGCTGGGCGAGAATATGCTGCATGATTTCATTGGCCGTAACAATGGCGGCCGCATTTGCCCACCCGGATTCCGGAAGCACCGGAGTCAGTTCCGGTATGGTGCGTGCATAATGAATAAGATCCTGCACGGTAATAGTTGAGTTGCTAAGTAACGCCATTATTGCCCCCTGTTAGGGTTCGCGGGTATGCCTATCTGGAAATTACGCAGCGTGGTCACTCGCTGTATATCGGCCATACTGATTAGCCTTTCGGATTGAAACAGATTCCTAAAGGAGTCGGCCAGGCCGGTATTCAATCCTATCACCTCTCGTATGAATAAATCCATCGCCACGTCAGCCCTTGGATCGCCCACCATTTCGTAGCATTTGGCTAAAAATCCTTGCTGCATAATATTAATGCAACGGTCTGGAATGGGATCGAGAGATTGATAAATATTATAAATAATTGGCGGCCCCAATTGATAGACGATATCTACATTGTAAGGCTGGTCGGGGGTGGGAAAAACCCTAAAACCAGGACAGTCAATAAGGGCGCTTTGTGGATCTGTAACGGATTCCGTTTGAAAAGAAATATATATAGGAGGAATTTGGGTGCTATCCAATGATAGAACCGGCCTAATTTCCAGTTCTTGATTAAAGGCCGGTGGTCCAGCCAGGCTTAAAGTCGCCCGCTCAAGATATCCAAAATAAGGAGAAGTACTTGAATATGGTTCGCATATATAGCCTACGTCTTGAATCCCCACTGTCAGGGTCACAGTATCCTCAATGCGGTTCCACGGATAACTGAAGGGGGAGCCTAAAATAAAACTCATTAATTGCTGGACAATAGAAACCGCCGGTTCCCTGCCCCATCCCGCAGCACTCAATACCGGCGTTAAAGACGTATGTGACCTGGCATACCGCACCAGGTCATCTACAGTATAAGTACTTAATCCATATCCGGCAGTAAGAAACATATTAGCCCCTAACCACGGGCGTTTGTAATCCCATGCCCAAATTGCGAAGATTGGAAACTCTCTGAATATCCGACAAGGTTAGCAGGCGCTCAGATTGGAACATATTTCTTTCCGCATCCGATAGGCATGTTTGTGCGCTAATTAATTGGCGCAAGAAAAGATCCATGGCCACGTCAGCCCTGGGATCCCCGACAATTTCATAGCATTGCGCCAAAAATCCTTGATATATAATATGAATATAGCGGTCAGGGACGGGATCGAGCGTAGTGCTTAGATCTGTAATAACTGGAGGTGAGCTTTGAAGCAGTAAATCTAAAACATAATATTGGTCTGTAGAGGGAAAGAGTCGGAAACTAATTTCTTCCTGTAGGGTTTGTACTTGGAGTACCGCGACCTCGCATCCAGATCCTCCCCAGCCAGGACTGGTAGGATAAGTACCAACTGAATATCCGCTTCCGTAAAACGAACCATAGGGCACTGTATTTATAGTGCCAATGCCGGTTCCGCTTAATGTCAAGACATGGACATATGCCCCGTTATTACCACCAACTATTTTTAGATTAAATGGAGGTGTGGCAGTATATCCAGATCCGCTTACTATGGGAGTTGGATCTAATGCCAATACGGCTCCCACTGGAAATTCAGAATTTATTGTCTCATTAATGGGACAAATGAAATCGGGTGCATTTTGAGTGGCATCCTGATCTAAACGATGGCGGATGCTTAATTCTTTATTAAAATTTTGCGGTGCTACTAAGGTGATTTGTACCGTTAATCCGGTGCCTCCGGATTGAGACATGCCAGTTGGGACTTGATTTCCCAATGAGTATCCGGCTCCGTAAAAACCGGCAGGAGGAGTGGGACCAATGGAAGTAACTGCGCCCCCACTAACTCCCGTAATAATTACCTCGGCCGCATTATTCCCAGCCATGATATTTACGGTTGTTCCTATATCCGAAGATGAATATCCACTGCCTCCGGATTGCTGGGCGGGATTAAAGCTTAGGCTGTATACTTGTCCGGTTAATGTATTCAGTGTGGCTTTTTCAAGAAAATTAAACCATCCTCCGTAATAAGGGAGGGGCAGGGCGAGGCTGATATCTTGGGTGGCTGGAGGAACTAAAAGCTGTGTTTCATATCGATTCCATGGATAAGCAAAGGGGGGCCCCATAATAATAGCTAGGACCTTATTAAGGATAGAAACGGCAGGTTCCTGGCCCCATCCAGCGGAACTTATAATAGGATTCAAAGAGGCGTGGGAACGGGCATAACGCACCATGTCATGCCCATCAAAACTTGATATCCCTATAATATTAGGGTTAAGATAAGACACTTTAACCCCTCTCGGCAATATTATAACGAACAGAAGGTACCGGCTGTTTTTGGTTCAAGCCAGCATTATCGGCTATCATATGGCGCAATACAATACTGCGCTGTTCATCAGATAGGCCTTCGGCCGCCGAAGCCAATAATTGGAAGAATGTTTGCATGGCCCAAGGGGCTTTTTCATTGCCGGATTGCTCATAGGCCTTTGCCAAAAATCCGGCGCTGTAAACATAAGACAGATAATCCGGAAGGGGGGCCCATGATTGACCTGCGGGAGATGTGGTATTAAGGAAGGTCGGGCATGCCATTTGATAGGTTACGATCATTTGATATGAGGCATAGGGCATGGGCAGTACGCGAAAGGTTACACTGCCCGCGTTATTATCTTCCTGTACTGAAATAAATGATGGCTCGTCTTCCTCATAATCAACGGCCAATGAATTGCGAATAACCAATTCTTTGGCCGGGCAATCCGCGTCGCCCCATATCATGGCCCTTTCTATCCACCCAAAATTAGCAATAGCAGTAGGATAGTCCTGAGAGCTTTGTGATATAGCTATGGAGCTGGATTCAGCCCTATTCCATCTCCAGGCAAAAGGAGGTCCAAGAATAGTTTGCCTAACCCAGTCTCCTATACTGCACGCGGGTTCGTAAGGAAAAGACGGATTGTCCCCCACGCCGGTCAGGGGCCTTAATCCGCAAAAACATTGAACATACTCGATGGTCCTGGCCAGAGTATTAGTAGTCCATGATACGGGCATTGAATTTTACCAGATTTATTTATTTTCTTTATTGGGAGCGCCTATAGCTTGATGAAATTTATTAATAGCGCCCCTAGGATCGGCATACCAGCGTACCGTTTCTCCGGAAGGACGATTGCCTGATGGCTTCTTTCTCCAGGTAGCATAATCGGGATCACTACTTAGAAAGATCCTGGTACAATTGGTACATATGCCCACAACTTCACCCATGTTCAGGGTGTGCCAAATAATGGATGTCCTTCCATACACGCTGGGATAATCACTCAGGGAATTAGAGCCCTGAATATGTTCACATCGAGTCTGGTCAGCCAGACGATTGGCCTCTAATTGCGCATGCTGCTGTTGCATCTGTTCCTGCATGGCTTTAGCATCTTGCGCGGCCTGGGGGGATACCCAGGGTTTGCGAGATTCGAGAATTGCATTAACCAATTCTCTATTCTGGGCATTAGTCTGAGTGGTGATTTTTTCTACCAATTGGCCCAAGAGTTCAGAAAACTCTTGCGTGGTAAAAGTAACTTGATCGGTCTTTGCTTCTGACATAACATTCTCCTTGTTTAGCAATCCGGCTAAACCTGCGGTTTGATTTACTTCCTATTGCGATAATAAAATAGCTTACGCCTACATTCCTCAGATCCCTCGCCTTCCGGGGGTCCAAAGACATAATTCATTCGTTCTTCTGTTGACAATCCCACTTGAATAAATCTGACCAAGAGGGGCCTCCATCCTCGAATATTAGCCCTAACAAGAACATCTCTCTCATTGAATTTATAGGTATTAAATTCCGGCTGCCTGCCCATGGGCAAAAATCCAAGATATAGGGAATCCGATCCATCGCGCTGTAAGCATGGAAAGGCCTTATAAAAAGAAATATTGCCGGGCAGACCATCTACCATAACGATATATTCATTAAAGTGGGGCACTACCAGATGAAGCCGATGTATAAATTCTGTATGATGAAGATAATTTCTAAGCCTGCATTCATCGCCCTTCAATTCATCTTGAAATGGCGGTCTTTGATTTTTGGTAGCCACAAGACTATTGTTAATTTCTTTCAATCTAGAAACATGCTCAGATAATGACAGCCGAGGAACGCGGGCACAAACTTCGCACTGGTTGACCACGCCCTCTTTCATACTCAAATCTTTTTTAAACATCGAATATGGATAGACATTCATGCAGCACCAGCATTGTTTCCAGTGACGGCTTGTATTGCTTTGATCTAGGATGTCTGCATCTATAGGCGTCCCACCTGATGCTAAAATTTGTTCGGCTATATTCATATTTACACCTCTGTTCACTGGTGCGTGAACTATGTAATGGCGTCTGCCGCATTTTCTTGAATTCGCGCTAAATCGGGTTTAAATATGGGTTTGGCATGAAAAGATTTGTCTTCGGTATAGTATATTGCCACCACTCCACCGGGTTTGACCAGCACTGCATTATGGATTCCCTCGAACATGGTTCCAACTTCATGTATAATGCTGGAATGGGCAACAATAATTACTGGATGCCCGACTTTAATGGCATATTCCATGGCCTTGCGAATAACCGGAACTACGCGAATTTTGAAATGATTAAATGATTCGCCGCCCTTAATTGGCACATTTGGATTGGCTAGATGGGCTGCGATCTCCGCCTTATTTTCTTCTGTTCTCGGCTGGCCGCCCAAATGTCCTACATTAAGCGCTTCTAATTGATCCGTAGTTAGGGGCTTCAGCCCTATGGCTTCGCCAATTACATTTGCCGTTTCTAGGCTGCGGATTTTATCGGAAGATAATAGAGAGCAAACAATGCCCTTGAGGGGTATGAAAAAATCGGCTAATTCATGCGCTTGCTGTCTGCCTTTGGCATCTAATTCCGGATTCATGGGACCTCGGTATAAATCCTTGGCATTTAATACCGTTTCCCCATGGCGCACAACATATACTAAAATGTTATCTGGATTAATATCCATAAATTATACCTTGTTTCTGGATTGATCCAGGGAACTTAGATCCTTTTGGATTTCTTCTATTTCAGAACGAATACGATTTTCTATGGTCTGCTCTTGATCGGCCTTGGCCCTTGCTTGAGCCGCCTCGGACGCCTTTTGCAATGCTACCAACTTGGCATTGTTTATAGATTGTAATTGAGTGCTTAATATTTGATCGTTTGCAATTAATTTTTGTGCAGCGACATCTGGGGGATTTTTGCTGGCTCGATTGTTCAATTCTTCTAGTGCCGCCAGGCTGGCCGATGAATTCACTGATGGATTATGTATGAAATCATATAGCATCGTTGTGGGCAATAATGTGTAGTCCATAAATTATCCTTACGGTTTGGGTCCGGTTTGCCCAATGGGCTCTGTCTGTGCAACTGCCGCTGCGATTGGCCCAGTAGATCCGGTAGGTTGCGATTTGACTGGAAATTTGCGCGGCACTTCTTTTCCGCAGCGCGGGCAGCTTGAGCATGGATAGGTTGGTGTAGAGGTACCGCCCGCTACAGACACATATATTTTTCCTCGCCATCCACAGGCACAGCGATAAAGTTTACACCAACCGGGCGCTCTTTTGGAAGAGATGGGCTTGGTATTAGCCATAATTTAACCTTAATGGGCGCTTGCGAAATTACCAGCTTTATCTAAGGCAAGTAGGTCGGGATCTGTACCCAGTGATTTAGTGGCAAACTGTGCTGCATAAGCGGCATTAGTTGCGGCAGAAAGTTTAGGATCATTGCCCTGAATAATTTCTAGGGCAGCGAGTCGATTGACGGTAGACAAGCTTGCATTCTTGGCATCATCCACTAGAAAGGTATAAGTTTTAGCCTCGAATGCAGCGGGCACCGATTCCCCGGTAACATTTCCCATTGCATAGTTTACCTTCACAACATCATTGGCATTGGAAAGGGTCTGGGCTGCTGGACTTGTGCCAGCCAGGCTTTGCAATTGCGCTAAAGCGGCTTTCTGAACTGCCGATGGGGCGGCATCATTGCGGGCCAGGTCATATAACATAGTGACTGGGAGTTTGGTGTAATCTATTGTTACAGCCATAATTTTACCTCGATTGATTTACCATTTCCACCCGCACAGACAGACAACGCTTTCCCACGGATGTTTCTTTTTTAATTCTAAATTACAAACAGGACAAGACCTGACCCATACCAATGTATTTGGATCGGGTTCCTGGACTGTTATAATTTGGGTCGTATGGTCGCCTGTCGAAGCCATTTAGCAACCATCTCAAGTTCTTCAAAAGATGCATCATTTTTAATACGATTAGCGCGAAGAGAGATAACGGCAATATTACCTGGAATATATCCAAGCCTGGGAATGATAGCATCTACAGTTGGTGAATTATCTCCGGGCCTGCCAGAACCACGAAATATTGGTATGCCAAGCACGGGACAACTATCTGGAATTAGGATATCGGATTCTGTGATAGAAAAGGGCAATCCCTTCCTTTTTGCTCGATATCTAACATGATTAAGAAGCCATTTTTGTGGATTTCTTTTTGTCCATTCTCTCATTAACGGACGATGGCGTTCTTTATAATTAGAATCGGCATTTCTGCGAATCCGGGCGCATTCATTTACCCGATCTCTGTGCGCTTCCTGCCATTGTTTTTGCCGAATCCTAGATTTTCCAGGATATCTTTCATTATAAGATCGTCTATATTTAGACCAACAATCTCTACACCAATATTCATATCCATCCCGATATGATCTGCACTTGCCAAAATCTTGAAGAGGCTTTATTTGTTTACATTTAGTGCAGGTTTTCATGGTGTTCATATCATATTCGACAAAGCCTCACCCAGACCAAGCTATCCTCTGAAGGATTTTGGATTGGAATCGATGAGTCTTTGTCGGTCATGGGACCGACCTTTACATAAACCCGAGGCTTTCCGGGTGGCAGCGCAGAAAGCTGATCGGGTGGCACAAAGCACGATCTGCCAATCGGCCGTGCCGTAAAGCCCCATCGCCTCTTCGGCCTCGGTTTCCGTACACTTGGGGGCAATTCGCCCTTGCGCGTGTGGTCGTCTGGATGGGGCAAACTTACAAAACTTGTGGAAAGTTTCAGCGAGTGACGATCAATCCGACCGTCACCCACATGAATCTTTTTAAAGAACCGCTTGGATTCTGCGGAGAGTCATAACGGAACCGGGTCGCAATGTGTTAGTATATTTCACATTGTATGAAACCCATCCACCGATTTGACGCGCAGGATCGGAAACGGACCCGCCTTGCGGTGCCTCTTGAATCATGAGGCGGTAATTTTTCTCACCGCTGGTGGGATTTTTCCCCAAGAAAATGGAGAAGATTGCATCGTCACCGAATACATAAGTATTGTACATGGTGGCGGAATTAACGGTCGCAGAAGGTGCAGTGGTAGTTTGCTTGAAACGTACACCGGCAAACTCGATCACCTCATCATCGCTGAGAGGTGCGAACAGCTTGTTCACAGTACTCTCATTGCGCTTCAAGATGTCGGTCAGGCCGTTATATGACGTATCATTCAAAATATCTTGCACGACTAAGGGGTGTATAACACCTCCCCAGTACCCGTCAGTGGTGAGCGGACGAGCATTGACGGACTTCAAAGATTGGGTTGCAGCACGGATGGTGCCAGCGACCACGGTTCCGGACAGTAGAATTTCAACGTTAGGATCAACCACTGTTGCGGAGTCAGCGGTAAGCTGAACCAGCGTGTTCAATGACAGCGCCAATCTGTAATTCAGTTCCACAGAGAGGTTCTGAAGCAGGCTGGGGTCATCGATTGCCACATCCATGGCCAAGTCTGAACTGTTGATAAAGTCGCAGTATTGGCCGATAGTGGCGAGAATTTTCGTAGTGCTTTCACTAATAGGCGAACCCACAGTACCTTCAGCGGCCTGTGAGGTGTTCGCACCAAGCAAAGCATACGTGAAGAACTGGATTTGGTTACCTACGTTCAACGGAAGCGGCTTTTGCTTCGTCATCAGCAGGAACGGCGTCTCAGCCTTCAGGTTCGGAATGGCTTGCCTCTCATAGTAGATGGCTACCAAGTTCGGCAAGGCACCCGACGTAAGAATTGATGCAGGAGAATAAGACAAGGTATTTTACCTCGGTCTTGACATTATTTGCGCCGAAGTTGATCAGCCTTTGCCCGGCGAACGGCAGCGAATAAATCGTTGATTTCGTTAGTGGGCAGGGCATCTAATTCGTCGGCAGAGGGCACCTTATCGCCTGTGGTTTCGCCGGGGACGGTTGAGGAAGGCGTAACTCCAAATGCGATGCTGGTCGCTCTCGGGCGTGCGCCCTGCGGAATCCCCGCAGGCGTGGACGCTGCTGGTGCCGGTGCGGCTGGCGCTGCTGGCGCTGCCTGGACCGGTTGAACTGGAGCCGTGGGTACTGGTGTGGGCGCTGGCTCCGGTGGGACTTCTTCCTCTTCAGGGGCAAGCTCAAGCAATCCGTCTTGAGTAAGAACCTGATAGGCTTCATCCAATGTTTGTCGGCTAAAGAACCCACGTTCTGGCAGCAGGTACATAACCTGCGCCCAATTGTTGGGGGTGAGTTCAATGCCCAATTTTGATTTTGCCAGGTATCCAATCAGCATCATATAATTTTCATTATGTGCAACATACCTGGGATGATCTTCCAAAAATGCCCGTGCTTCTGTATCGCAATAAAGCTGTACAGAGGCCCTTTTTCCTTCATTAGCAGACGCGGCCAAATCATTGAGAGATTGTCCGGTTTTAAGTTCGATCAATTTTAATAGTGCGGCCTCGGGATCGTCTGCCATAAGATTTTTAATGGCAAATTTTTCATCAGTCGTTAATTCTCGAACTGCTGGCTTAGCAGCAATAGCGACCGGCTGCGAGGAAGCGGTAACCCTTGTTTTAAGCTCCCTATTTTGCTGCCTAATTTTCTTGGTGGCATTAAGCTGCGCAACCAATACTTGCTGAAAAATCTCTTCTCTGTCTCGACCGTGAAAAACCTGATCTCCGCCTTCTCCAATGGAAAGCGTAGCCTTTAATCCATTTGTGGTTTGATCGATAACGATCTTAGATCCATCCTCAAATTCATAAACTTCAGGAAATTCTTCTGTGCTAACCTCCGGGGCGGGAGCGGCGGGCTGGGTGGCCTGGGGTTCTGTGGTGGAAACGGCGGCCGGTGGTTGATTAAGCCCGGCTTCAGCCGCATCCAGGGCGGCTTTTTGTTCCGCCGTGGCCCCTTCTACTAGTTTATCCGTCATTTGAGCTCCGCCCTCTGTAAGATCGAGGGGTGCAAATGCAGGACTCATCCAGGAATCTACATCAGGATCTCCTGTAGGTTTCATTGGTGCTCTTGTAGGCACCCTAACAACTGGTGTATTACTCATTGTTCATCTCCTTGCACAATCCGGTGCAACGGTTGATTTACTTACTCAGAAATTTGTTGTTCGGGCCCCTCCGTGCCCGGCGTGATCTTTCTTAATTCTTGAAGGATAATTTCAGGCGGACGCTTGGCGGACTCAATAGCCCTTAACACATCAGCCTTGAAATTAGTAAACATTTTTTGCGTAGCAAATGCTACTGCTTGCTGGGCAAGCACTTCACGCTCTTGAGAGGGATCAATATTCATTAAATCGGCCGTAGCTTGTAGGGGATAGTTTTGCAACATTTCCAAAACCACTTCCCATCCAGGAGTCATAACCTGCTGAGCCAAAAGCTTGCCTTTTTCCCATAGATCAATGGCACGCCTTTCTTCTTCGCTTAATGGGCGGTCGAGTATCTGTTCAAGTTGATCTGTCTTAAATGCCATTAGATCCACCCTCCCCCGTCTCCCATCCTGACAATAGTAATTTTTCCAAGAGATTCTAGAATATGCCCAGACCACATACGAGCTTGAATATTAGGACTATGCATTGCAAGATAGAAAAGTTTTTCTGGTGAAAATGTCAATAATTTTTTCCATAATCGCTGTTGGCATTCACGATTTAACATTAGACTGCGCCTCCTCCGAATCCCGGCCCTCCAGGCTCTCCACCAACTGCCATGGGTGTCGCGGATTGCTCGATGCCTTGTCTCAATACTTCTCTGGCCGCACGGGCTATATTATTATCGTTGTCACGTTGAGCGGCCGCTTCGTTCTGTTGAGCCTGTAAAGCTGCCTGTCCTTGGAATTTAGCTTGTTGGGCTGCTCCAGGCTGCATAGCTTGCCAGCGCTTTTCATCTTCCTCTGTCATCGGAATAACTACACTCTGATAGTTCTTCCAATCGCTGACTTCAAACATCATGCGAACCAATTCCTGGGCATCAACCTTTTTCTTTTCAATAGCAAGGCTTTGCACGATAGGTGATGCTGACAAGAATTGAAGCATAATTGGCAATGACTGGGCCATATTCCTGCGGGCCAGCATTTTGGCTCCGGCGCTAATCGAAAACTTTAGACGGGCATTATAAAGATCGATAATATCATTCTTCTGGGCCTTGCCTTCAGCAGAATAGCCCTTTAAGAATTCATGATCTAATTCATCGCTTAAAATATACCGCATGGTCTTGAGCGGCATAAGGCGCTTATCCAAATCCGCCATAGCATATAAGAAAGGAACAAATACCTGATTGCAAAGCTTCTCCACGAAATCTTCTGCCCGCGATCCCGCACCGGTAGCCATGTAATTAGCTCCAGCGGCAGTCCTTGCAAGGTTAGAATGTCCAGATGCTCCGGCCACTCCCTGCATGGAAAACTCATTAGCCCCGCTGCTTTGTTCCACCGTGGAGGCTGATAATTGCAGTATTTCCATGACTTCTGGCACAGGCTGATGTCTAGTAAGGGGCTGAAGGGCGTTTTCCTTATCAATTTCTATAATACGCCCAGGTGAAAGCCTGATATTCTGAGTTGGTACACTTTGTCCCTTGACCCTTGTGTAAACCCCATTAAGCATAATGGAAAGCATATCGGTCCAAGTATTCAATACTCCGGCCTGCAATCTTTGCTCTGGGCCTATGATCTTGGCGAGGCCCATAGACCAGAATGCGTTCGGAACATCCCACCATCCAATACTGAAAAACGGAATAGCATGATATGGATTAGGTGTACTGGCAAGAACTAGCTTTCTCTGTAATACAAGAATATACCGGTCTTTATCCCATCTCTCCAAAAGTTCCAGTGGCCTGGCAAATGGATCTTCGGTATTCTGTTCGTAAGCCGGAAGGGCCCTAGCATCCGCTAAGGGAGTGGGATACAAATTTTCGCCGGGTGCCGCAGGGGGAGTTTCTTTGGGTGTAAAAAATAGTGAAAGCAGAGTTTCCTTGCTGGGAAGATTGATACCTGGACGATTTCTCAATTCCTCGATTTCATTCCAATCCAGATACATTCTATGGATTACATATCTTGCCTTTCTAATATCTGGCTCCCGCAAACCGGGATCCACCAGAACGCTTCGAAGATTGGTAATGTGCTCGAAGGTAGGCCTATCGATCAGTATTTCTTTTGGAACTTCTTCTAATTCTTCATCGCCACTTTCGATTACATCGGTAACTTCGCCCTGGGGATTTCTGAGTTCTACAGGCTGAACCTTACGCCTTACCTCCACCTCTTCCTTTTTATATACTTCCCATCCGTATTTAAATATCGCGGTTCCGTAAAGAAGGCAGCTAATAGTGCCAAGGCGCAATGTCTCACGAAGATTCATATCTTCGGTTTGATACGCCATCACAGCACCGAATGCCCTGGCTAGCTGTGAAGAAGTTCCCGGCCTGGGCTGCGGCATGAAAGGGGGATCTTCATAAAACAAGCCTTTGATAATTTGAGGGGCCAAGGAATTAATGGCTGTAGCAAGGGTAAATCTTGGAATATTAGATCGCTCAACCTGGGTTCCTTCCCAATATCTTGTTACCTGCGGGGATTGGTATAGAGTTGTGGCAGTCGTCCATCCCATTATCCACTGCTTGGTTGCCTCAAAGTTCTCGGCCTTATCTGCATCCTTAATTACTAATTGCAATGCAGCCTGTTCATCCCACTTACCGGTTGACAAAGCCTTTTGGGCTTGTTCTTGGCTAATAGGCTCATGCTGTTGTTTTGGTTCAGGCAATAACGCCATAGAAATTACCTATCCATTTTCCGGATTTATCCAATAAGGCCGCCGCCAAGCATGCTTGGCAATTCATCGGAAGACGGAATTGCTTTTAATCCTTGATCTAGTGGTTCTTGAAAAGCCGTTTCCGGCAAGGAGCCGTGAAAGCCAGGCCGCCCAAATGGATCTGGATATATTTCTGCATCTGGAGAGAAACCCTCTTTCCAGTCATGATACACCAGATTCCATGCCGCGTCTTCTCTGCTCCAGATCGGAAATTCCTTTTTATCGATCATGATCTGGATCTGCGGAACATATCGTAGTTGCTGGGAGATGACATCCGGAATATCATCATGATGATGGGCAGTTAAGCAGCGCTCAAATTCATAATATAGAGTATCAAGATAAGGTAAGTGTGATACAAACCAAAGTCTTTCTGCCACCAACCAGGGATGCATAGCCGCCATGCGGGCACGCTTGGCATCTTTAGTTTGAGTAGGAGTAAACCAATCAACAGCCTTGCAGATAGATAACAACCAGGGTTTATTGCGTCCCTCTGCTTCTGCCCTAATGCTGGGATCTAGAAGTTCGGACCCACCGGCCCTTTCAATGGCCAGCACGGTGGGATGGTATCTATCAGCAAAATCTACCACGGCCTTAGTTAGTTCTGTTGGGGTAAATCTTTGCCTAATGAGGTCGATGACAAATAACTGACCCTTATTATTATAAATTGAGGCGGCTCCCGCCGTATAATCCCGCCCACGCTTCTTAGAGAACCCGAAATCCCAGGTGATGATAACCGGGCCCACGGTAGGAATTAGATTAAAAGGAATGGTCCTTTTTACTAGCAATGTTCGCTCAAAACTAACCGTAGTTCTGGGATGGGGATTCTGGTTGATCTGTCCCTCAAAGCTGGCCTCATCATCGCGCTGCTTGCGGCGCATGCTTCCATAAGAAATGTGATTAGGAAAGAGAATAAAATAATCTTTTTCAGTTAAATTTTCTTCCTTAATCTTATTGTCTAAAAGCTGCTTTTCAATCTCCGGCTTTAATTGCCATCCTTTTCCTATGATTACAATCTTACCGGTACTAAGATTGCGCTGAATTTCCCACGGCCTGGGATCGTCTGTATTATCCAGCCCGCGCTCTATTTTCAATTCACCTACGTTCTGTATCAACTCCCGCCCGTAATGATCGTCTTCCGAATATCTAGTACCCACCATATCCAGGTATCCATTGGGCACGAGCATATTTTTGTTGATATAAAAATTCTTACTAACCTTAGCGCACATTTCCGGGCTGCCACTATTAATGGTTGCAACCATGTCATCGGCCTTAAGAACCTCACAATGCCATCCAGCAATCGTAGCATTGCCAGATAGCGCCATGACCGTAGCCTCTTTGCGCTGAATTTGTTTTTTAGCCCATTCGGGGCAAGTAAAATTAGGTCCCTTTAAATCTTTTTCAGGTACGCAGAATTCCGGGAAAAAGAGATTCATGGGAGAGGGCCCGTGTGCCTCTTCGGGGCGAATTACAAAATGCCCCTTAATCTCGTCTACGAAACCAACCGCCAGGGTATCCTCGGCGGTGAGCAGTACGATCCTAATATCCGGAAAGTTTAAAATCCATTGCACCGCATCGCAGGCATCGATGGTGCTTTTGAAGCTGGCCCGTGGATAAAGAATAAGCCTTTCTTTATAAAGAGGATCTTGCTCAAGAATCGGCCTGGTGTCATCCTTTTTTACGAAGACGCTAATGAGCGGGCCATGAACCTCACGGCAAATCTTATTCTCTTCTATCGGCTTGCCTACGCCGTCAGGCAGTGTGGGCCAAAGAAAATACTTGCACGCCCAGAACAGGTCCGATTTGGTGCGGCGTCTAACTTCTTTTGTATAAGGAAGTTCCTTGAATTCGTCCAGGGTAATTTCGCTATGCTTGGCGCGAATCAGGGACTTAGTTTCAGGGCCCACCATCCACCGGTAGAGATCAGGGTCCGGTATCGCCTCCGGAGATCCAAATTGTTCTATCAGGCCTTCGAATTCCATTAGAGTAATGCGAGTTTACGCAGCCATCCAAAGTAAAAAACAGCAATGGCTATATTTCCCAAGACGCCCTCACTCATCACATCGTATATTTGATACCATAGAAAAAGGCATAATATCCAAGAGGCCAGCTTGGGCGCAAACATGATACGAAGAAATCTATAAAAAATTAATCCCACAACTAGCCAAATTAAATAAAATTCCAAATGCAAGGCAACGGCGGGCCCCATCCAAAATGTATGCGTGCCGAGATGCCTGCACATTTCATTGGATTCGCCCCATCCCGGAATAAGTGCGCTATCTATATATGATATCGTGATATCTAAAAGGTCGGCTATCAAAACCAGTATGACGGTAATCCACAGGGCGGAAAACGCCTCCATGTTCTGCCGGACCTTATTGTACGAGAGTCTGAGCCAATTTCTCATTTACGATTTCCTTAATCACCGCAGCCAGTGCGGTGGTGGGCCTGAAGCCGGTCAAGGCTTCAAGCTTTTCCAAGGACGGCACGCGCCTAACCATGTCTTCGAACCCGGATGCGTATGCCTCATCGTAGGAAATGTAATGAAGAGGCGAAGGGCTCTGCGTAATCTCCTTAACTTGAATGGCTAGATCTTCTATGCTAATTTCTTTATCGTTCCCGATATTAACTACCTGTCCGTATGCCTTGCCAGTGTCCATCAGTTTCAATATGGCACTTACGGCATCTTTAACGTATCCGAAGCACCGGGTCTGCTTACCGGTTCCGTATACGGTTAATGGACGCCCGGACATCGCCTGATCGATGAAGGTGGGTAGCACCATGCCATACCGGCCGGTTTGCCGGGGCCCCACGGTATTAAATAGCCTGCCAATGACTACCGGAAGGCCAGTTTCTTGCGCATAAGCAAGGGCCAAAAATTCATCCAGTGCCTTGGAGCATGCATACGACCACCGGGATTTCACGGTGGGCCCGAAAACGCTATCGCCGTCTTCTGTAAACGGGATGCTCCGGCTCTTACCGTACACCTCAGAGGTGGAGGCGATAAATACTGGCTTAGATTTTACGGATGCGAATCTCAATACCAATGCCGTACCCTGCACGTTGGTTTCAATAGTGCGAGTCGGCTCTTCTATGATCTTGCGAACTCCCACGGAGGCGGCCAAGTGAAATATCATATCGGCCCTATCTATCCACATCGGCAGGCTGGTGCTATTGGTTATATCAGCGTGGACAAAGACAAGCCTGGGACTGCGTTCAAGCCCTAGACTATCGATGTTTCGTATCGATCCCGTACTGAGATCATCGATAACAATAACAGTATCCCCCCTCTTAAGAAGGTCCTCAACAAGGTGAGATCCGATAAAGCCTGCTCCACCTGTCACAAGAGATATCATATGTTATCGCTTTTTCCATCCCATCATGGTCTTTGCTAGGCGGGCCTGTTTACCAAGCACGCCAGGGGCATGCGCTTTTTCTTTCGCATACTCAGCCGTGCTCTTACCGGCTCGGCGAGCCTTTGCGCTAAATGCACCAGGCCTCTTAATCTTGATGGTCGCCTTCACTCTCTTAAGTTTAATAACCTTGGGCTTGCGAGATCTGCCCCGTCCTAAAACTTCATCGGCCGCCATGTTTATTACCTCTCAATTTTTAAAATCGTTTCGGGGTCATCCCCCGCATATTCAGATAAAATATTTGGTTGTATGGTTAATTCCATGCCCAATTTATTGGCTATAACCGACGCAGCGGTCTGATCGTGTCGATGCCCCAATACTCTTGGATCCGGAGAGGCTTGATGTTTATCATTTACCCAAGGGCCGCAGAAGGCCCCGCTTATTGAAAGATCCCGATACCAATTGAAAAATTTAGCCCCTTGTGAATTAGCCAAGTTCAATCCAAATGTAGTGCCCACCACTTGTGGAATGGAAAATGCTTCTTCACGATTAATATCTAATATTGGCAATGCATCGTCACAGGTCCATTGTCCACAATTCCAATTGGCATTCTTTGCAAACCAATATCCTAAACTTTCCAATCTCCGCCACAATGGAGACAGCGATCTTACCGCAAAGACAGAAGAATCTGCCCATAAGATTAATCTAAAATCGGCTAGCTGAGCGGCGCGAATTGCATATGACTTAAAAGCATACGGAACCGATAAATGTTCCGGGCATCCATAGGGCAATTCTCGATATACAAGTAAAGAAGCCTCTTCTCCATATTCTAAAAAACTATTTATCCACCTATTAAGCTTGGCGGAAAATGGCTTGCCCAACATAAATTCTTCATTGGGCTTGCCCACATCCACTCTATTGCCAACTGCTACAGTAACTATAGCTCGTCTTAAATTTTTGTCCATCGCTCCGGGATAATATCCTTGGTATCAAGATATGCAAACTGTGGCCCAAACCATCTACTAGGGGCAATTATAATCCTATTATCCTGCACATCGCCTAGCCATGCCCCCCACCATGAAAAAGAGCTATTGGCGATAATACCATGCCTACATAAACTCATGAGCCAAATATCTTCATGCTCATTGCCCGGCTGATCGCTTCCAAAATATCTACCTCCAGGTTTAGTACAATCCACTACAGTAAATTCAGGAAAAGTTTCTTTACACCATTGACGATCATCCGAAAATACAAAAAACTGAACATCTTTATCCATTTTCCGGATACGATCAATGCCTTCATTATAATAAGTCATGCCCAGTGTTAGATGATAATCTGGATTGGGCCCCTCTATATAATCCGATCTTCGCACATGAATAAATGCGCTATGCCCATGTAATTTATTAATGCGTTCGACTGTATTCCTGCAAGATTCACTAAACACCTTAGGCTTGAAATAATCCAATACGAGTAAGGTATTAAAATATTTTTCAGTTTGCCATTGTCCGATAAAATAAGTTCCGTTAGGAACGGTATAGGCATGAGGATTAAAAGAATAAGGATCTTCTGTGTATATTGGAGCGCCCGATGGATCGCAAAACTTTATAGGAAGATCAAAGACGCCCAGACAATAACAGCGCTTAGGATCGGCGTCCACTCGATCCCTGGTAAAAAATATAGGCTCTTCCCGGCACATGGCAACTGAAAATCCGAAGGCAGCCCCAAACATCTGATTGCCAAGACCGCCCTGTAGGCGCACTATCATAAATAAAATTTCTTCAAAAGTTCTTCTATTGCCGAGCTAGAGCAATATTTAGATTTTCTTTCTTGTAGCAATTTCGCCATACATAGACGATTTACTATAGTAACGCTTTCATTTCTTGCCAATGCAAACAGTATTTCATCGGGAAGATTTCCATGCTTATCACGCTGATAATCCATCAGGGCGCTTGGAATTCTTCCTGTATAAGCAGCATGAGCCATAAGCAATTGAACCTTTGAGCAGCGATGGGTACTAATCAGATTATTAGATGGCAGTGGTTGGGCAGTTTTAATGCTATCACAATAACGTTGATCTACTATGGGTATAATTCCAGCGCGAATTAATACTTTTCCAACTGCCACATCTTCCGCCTCATGCAAGGCTGCGAATTCTTCTACTGAGACAGATAAAATAGCATGAATCGCTTTACTGCTTAACCAATATCCTGGCCCTCCAAGTAAATAGCCATCATTTGGGCCCCAACTCCATCCAGTGTAATCTAGACTTTCGAAGCCGCTACGCTCCAGCCTATCACCGGCAATAAAAGTATCTGTATCCATTTTATATACATGCCGGTAATGATTTTTATCTGCCCAGGCTAGCATAGCATACGTTTTACGAGGTAAGCCCTTATAGTCATCGGGCACATCCAACCAAATTTCATCATCAGCCAGTTCTGATTGTGGATTGCCAATAAAGATCTTGACATCAGCCCAATGAACATCCTGCATCCATGTCTGGCGCAATATATCATGAATAAATCTATTTTTATGACAGGACAAAACGCTAATTAGGCATTGTGAAGCATTTGATGTAACCACTTCATGCTCGCTGGAGAATCTACCTGAGTGATGGCCGTTAATTTATTTAGATGTGGAAGTAATGCGTGAATATCTATCAGTGGAAGATATTTAGATTGACGCCTTACTAGAATCGCAACCGCAACCATCCTACTCGTACTGGGGGCGCTTTCATTCTGGGCTACCTGAAATACAGTGTTATCTGGCAAGACTTCTAGCTCGTGTTCTATCCTATATCTATTGAGAAAAAACGAATCCAGGGATTCAAAAAATACATAATCTGGAAGCGAGGCCAGGGTAATTCCAGCCTTGCCAAGAATATCACCAACCCACCTATCTTCTGCCCAGCAATCATCGACATCAGAAGAAGCCACGATTTGCATAGCCCGCTTACCTAGCCAATATCCTCCACCGCTAGCAAAGCTATAAGGAAATGTGCCAGATGGATAATCGGGAATTCCCATTTCTGGCTTTCCGCTATCTTGGGGAGAAAAAACAATGCCTGCATATTCATAAGGGGGGATCGCTAGCCGGGACGCCACTAAATATCCATCATCATCCATTTTTAAAAGATGTTCATATCCCCGATCTAGTGCCCATTGCACAATGGCCTTGGTTTTAACCGGAAGGAATAGATAGTCATCGCTAACTCCAAGCCGGGCACCGGTCATGATTTCTATATTCCACCCCCTCATCCTAGCATCTTTAATCCATGTTTCTTGCTGTATTTGCACCCTTTCTTTATATTTATCTATATCGCATGTGCAAATAGCAATCAGGGCATCTTGAGGAGCATTATGAGGTAGGCCTTTTTCTAGATGCATAATCTTTGGTTTAAAATCTTTAGGATTGCCAGATAGCCATCTTTCTGGATTGACTAAATATTTAAGATCTGGAAAGCAATATGATGGAGTTAATATTTTAGCAGGGGGATATTTCCAAAAATAATGATTGACATAACTTTCATCCCACCACGCTCCAATAATACCAATCTTTCTATCTGATTCTATGCCATTAGCCGCAGATTTTGCTAGCTTTAAAAATTCCTGAGTCGCCCCTCCCACCGGACAACAATGGAAATAGGTTGGGTGGCCAACGACGCAGGCGGCAGATTCTTTTCTACGTTCAAAAGAATCCGGATACATAGGATGCAATGTTGCAGTCAGCCCATCACCAAGAATTTCTTCATTATTCACGGGCTGGCATGCCAGCATATCTAAATCAAAAAGAAAAATATATTTATACTGTTGAAATCTTGCCTGCTCACGAAGAATTAAAGGGAACCGTTGCAGATTCGCTTCGGTAAAGTTTGAGGCTGTACACGGAATGGTAATAGCATCATAAATGCGTTTACTATCTGTAAAAAGAATAATATCGTGAGGTGGAAAGAAATCGTGTAGAGAAGATATGAATGGCTGGATATAGGATTCGTATTTTTCTCCAGTAGCAAAAACAACGATTGCCAATTCAGGAGATATTGCCATTAAAACGCGATCCGTTTTCCGGATTTCTTGGCCATGTATTGCTTTTCTATCCAGGCATAGGTTTTGGCAAGGCCTACACTAAATGGTATCTTGGGCTCCCAATGCAGGATTCTTTGAATCATAGTGTTGTCACTATTTCTTCTTACAACACCACGGGGTGCGCTTTTGTCGTAATAACGGTTAAGTTTAACACCTCCGATGGCCTCCGCCATATCCACCAACTGGTTTACGGAAATTACCTCGCTAGATCCCAGATTAATAGGGGTTGCAATAAGATCCTCGCAATGTACAATTTTGTCTATGCCCAGCGTGCAATCATCGATAAACGTATAGCTTCGTTCCTGTGAGCCGTCGCCCCAGATAATAATATCATGATTGCCGGTATCCTTAGCCTCAATCACTTTCCTGCAAATGGCTGCCGGTGCCTTTTCCCGGCCCCCATACCAGGTTCCGAATGGACCGTACATATTATGAAAGCGAGCAATGAAAGTCTTCATGCCGCGTTCTACCCAATATTCCTGGCATACCATTTCTGAAAACAACTTCTCCCAGCCATATCCACGCTCACACATGGCAGGATAAGCATCGGACTCCTTAAGTGCTGGACAGTTCGGGTCCTGCTGTAGGGTGATATTATATGCGCAAGCGGAACAGGAAAAGAAGTAGCGCTCCGCTCCGGCCAGATAGGCAGCTTCAATCATGTGGGTATTAATAAGAACGCTGCGTAGGCATTCTATTCGGAACTTCTCAATAAATCCCATGCCGCCCATATTGGCGGCCAGGTTATAAACTTCCGTAGCGCCTTCGCAGGCCCTAATACAATTATCTCTCTCGCTTAGATCCAGGCAAAGATTTTCAACGCCGGGCATCCTTTGATACCATTCCGATAGAGGTTTTTTATCAATAGCCCGTATATTCCTAAAGCCTTTATCGTAAAAGTATCTAACAAGATTACCGGCAATAAAGCCACCTGCGCCACTAATAACTATTACGTTATTTATTCTGTCATTCAGCATGTGATATTGGTCAAGATAATTGTTTCGGTAATCTAGCTCTAAAGCCATGGCCTATTTCTCCGCTATGCTTTGCAACCTTCTTGACCGCCTTCAGAACTTGCCCCGGTGAGCCTTTAATCTTCAGGCTCATCTTAACGGCAGGTTTCTTATTCTTTGGCCGCCTGGAGCGCTTTTTTCGGCCTTTGCCCAGCGTGAATGAAGCGTCCATATTACATCCCTTCCGGACCAAATATATCTTTTAAATCTTGAGCACGCTGGCGACTTTCTAGTAAACATTTTTTGGCAAATAAAAGTATTTGATAAATATCTCCAAGATCATCACTAGATGGCGTAAAATCTCCGCCCGTTGTAGCTTCCTCTACCATGCCAATCAATTCATCTAGGCGCTCATCGCCTGACTTAGAATTCATTATTTATACCCACCAGCCAATTCCTTTTTTGCCTCGCTGATGGCAATCGCGGTCGCCTGAGCGGGACTCTTGACTACCGGTCCCTTCTTGCTTCCGCTATGCAGCTTCCCAGCACCAAATTCCTTATAAACCTTATCCATCTTAGCTTTGCCACGAGGCTTACGCCATGGCTTGCTCTTACCCTTACGAGCCCTGCCTTGGCCTAAAGTTCGGGCCGCGCTAATAACCTTCTCGCCCTTGTGAAGTCTATAGAGTCCGGTCTTCTTCACCTTGCCACCTTTTTTAAGATTGGCAAGAGGCTTATTTAATCCACCCGTGGCGCGCATCGGAGGAGCTTTCACGACATTGGCGGCCGGAGATATATCCGAAGCCGGTGCTGGTCGAGGCATGGGACGCATGCCGCCAAATCCACCCAAGCGGGAACCTGGCATATTGATTAATGGCATATTATGCCCCCTGGCCGGGTCCACCGGCACCCATTTCAGCTAAAGATGGAGCTTCTTTTTCCTCGCCTTTTTCCTCTTCACCCTCGCGCTCTTCTGCGCCTTCGGCTTCGTCCGGAAAATGTTCCTTTACATGCTGAGCTAATTCATCGCTCGTGGCGATATTGTGCTCGTCAGGTTCAGGAATCGGGCCGCCCTCAAA